TGTTCCAAAAGAAGAGTAAGAAGCAGAAATGAAGTTCTGTTTTATTGGTTTCGCAATATTTTTGTTCTGTTCATGTGCTCCCAGGACAATGACTGGGGATGATTACATCAGGTTGATTATAGGAGATGAAGCGTATTATGAGATGGATCTCACTGATAAAAAATGTAGGGCAATTCAAGGAAGCATTGGAAGCGGGGCAGCAGGTTTCGGACCCAGCAGGCTGGAAGAATGTTGCCATTACTGCGAACCAAATTGCTCTTATTCTAACCGCAATTGTTCTTGGATTGGAGGCGATTGATGTTAAATTGCCGGTAAATGACGAAGTGATAATCATTGTTTCTGGATCACTTGCTGGCCTTTTAAATGCTGTAAATATCGTTTTGACAATTGTCACTACGAGAAAACTGAAAGGGGCAGATGCCTTAACTATTGGAACCCTAGAGGAGAAAAAACCATGAAGTATATTTTAATGTTCTTGCAGATGGTACCGGCTATTATCGAAGCGGTACAAAAGATCGAGGAGTTCATCCCTGCTTCCGGTTGGGGAAAAGAAAAGATTGCGGCTATCCGGGAAAGTCTCAGTGTGATTTTCAAGGAGATTGATTCGGTCTGGCCAGCTATTGAGGCCTTTGTTTCCGCAATGGTAAAATTAGCCAATCTCACCGGTGTATTCAAAAAGCCCGAAGTTTCCGAATCTAAGGATGAACCTGTTCTGAAAGAATAAAAGAGATTTTATCGAATTTATATGGGTCTTTAACAAATCAACATTAAAGACCCATATAAATTTATAATGAAATTCGCAATCATCAAAGGAGAGGGTTGATGTCAGAACATGAGGACGAGAAAGAAAACGGGAAATGTAATTTTGGAATTGATGGACAATGTGCTTTACATGGCATTGAAGTAGAGCGGAGAAAGAACATGCAGGCATTAACAGATAATATTCCAAAAATACTTACCTGGCAGAATCGAATTTTTGGATGGTCACTTCTCGTCACTTTGTTTGTTGGTGGTTCTTTTGTATACATCAAAGAAGTAAAAGATGATATGAAAGCTCAATATACATCCAATGTTGGTTCAACAGCGGCTGATATTAAAAACCTTTCCAAACAAATTGATCTATTGGTTACTGGGCAGGCCAGGACGGAAGAAAGATATGAAGCCCTACTCCGATCAATAACAGATATGAACGTAAATATTTCCACTCTTACATATCTTCAATTCGATAAGAAAGACAGCACCAAAAAACCATAAAAGGAAATTACGATGAAAATCTCTGATGTTCTCCAAGTTGCGATTTATCCTGGCCTGGCTTTGCTTCCAAAGCAAATGAACTCTCCGGCCGCAATAGCTATGCTATTAACGATAGGCCTGCAGGAGTCGAGATTCACATATCGCCGACAAGTTGGTGGGCCAGCAAGAGGATTTTATCAGTTTGAGAAGATGGGTGGAGTAGCAGGGGTTTTACAGCATTATCAAACCAGCATAATTATCAATGGGGTTCTTGACCGACTCCAATACGATAGAAGTGTTTCCACAAGTTACTCAGCTATCGAACATAACGATGTTTTGGCTACGGCATTCGCTCGCCTATTGCTTTGGACACTACCAGATACCCTACCTCAAAAAGACGAGTACGAGCGATCCTGGGAGCAATACATCGAAGCCTGGAGGCCGGGGAAACCACATCGACAGACTTGGAATGAATTCTACAGGCAGGCATGGGGGATTTTTGAATAATGGGAAAGAACAATGCTGGTGAATTGCTGACCCTGGAAATTAATAAGGCACTTTGTCAAGACTGTAAAGAATGTGAAAAACTTCTCCCTAAATTCAGGTCTGTTTATAACGGGAAAATAAGTATTTCGGCTTGGGCATATCAGAGAGAAGATGTCCGGAGAGGAGTCAAGTCGGTAATTGAGGTTTGTAAACAGAAAGCCATTTCTTTATATTGAGAAAGATTAATGCAGTCACCGTTTCCAGCCTTATTGGCCTTATACCATATTGGAGTTATCGGAAAGATCGAGATAGATTATCGACATATGCATACCCATTTGAATGGAACTTATGTCCGCCTTCACGGAAATCTCGGCAGCATAGATGGAAGATGGGATGAGTACAAAGAGTTTCTTGAAGTGTCAGTGAATTGGAATAGTGTAGCGAATATTAAACCAGTTTATAGTAAGCAACTTGAGGCCTGGTATATCTTTGCCGAAACAGAAAAGAAAGAGTTAAAGGAGTTTGAAAGATTGAAAAAGAAGTTTAAAGGGATTTTATAGTTTTTCCTGCTCCATTATTTTTTTAAGCAATCGTTCTGATCTCCTGAGTTGCCGGCGATGATTTTCGCATATAGCGGTTTGCAGTTTGATTAATTTCGCTTGTGCTTCTTCCCAGGTATTTCTCACTTTGATATAACTGGTTTCTTTGGATATCGGTTTGCCGGCCAGATAAATTACATCTTCGTTCTCCCGGATGATATCTACTTCGACAATTACCGGGTCGACTTTGTCTGACCACATCCTGATGATATAGCGTTTCATTTTATCCTCTTGACTATTGTCTGCCTGCCCCGCATTGAGAACTCGTAAATACAATCCGCCACTTCAAGAAGATCCTCCCGACTGGCCCGCTCGTCGGCAATCATTACAATCTGCAATCCCGGCCAGTTCTTTTCCGGCCGGGGCTTACAAATCTCCGATAACATAGCCAAGGCTCGTCGATTGGCCTCCGCCCCTTTGAGATGCTTGAAGGGTTCGTCAAGCCAGATACTGGCGCGATTACGGGGCGATCTGAGGGACCAGAGAGCAGGGCGCAGGGCCAGGCCGGCAATATCGACAGAACCAAGACCACTATTGTCCTTGGGGTTGATCCTTGCCCCCTCCCGGACAAACCAGAAATCAACCTCAACCTTTTCCCGCCTGATTGTAAAGTCAACAGAAAAATCGTACGCATCATCGAATACCGATTGCAGGGCCAGTTTCGGCAATTCGGTTAATTGATACTTGAGTTCATCTTGAGTCGATTGGGCGGTTAACTGGATAATTACCTGCGCCTTCTCCGCATTGCGGAGTTCACGGCGGTGGGCCTTGGCTGCGGTTTGGGAGGTGGTAAGTTCCTCCTGGATCTTTTGCCGGCGACCTTTCAGTTGCTGTATTTTGTCTTTGAAGGGTTGCAGGTTCATATTATGACCAATCGTAATCCGCTTCCAGACTTTCAACCGCAGCCTCGATTTCGGTATTGATCTTTTTGATCTTCCTCTCTTCCTTAGAAATTTCCCGTTCAATATCCTCGGCGGTTTCGCAATCCTCTGCAGCCATTTGTTTCTGGATCTGAGTCTTTTCACCGCGCAGTTCGGCCAGTTCGGTTTTCCGCTTGGCGACTTTCTTCAACATATCTTGTATTTTTTGCTCCATTTAAAACCCCCTATCAGAAAAACCTAGACATTTTTTAGACTTGAAAAAATCTTTTGTATTAAACTCATGAAAATCCACACGAACTCCGTAAGTTATATATGGGCCTGCTGCGTCACCAGTACAAAAACATAACTTATTTCTTTTCTGTTTTGTAACATAAGTCAATAAATGCTTGCATATTTTACAGTTATCATGCATCATTTCAAGCCCTCATAATAGTTCCATACCTTATCCAGGACGCCCTGGGTTATCAGACCATCGCTGACCGCCGCCTCAAGGTTGTCATGGAAGTTGATTCCGGATACCACCTGTTCACCAAGTTTCTCTACAAAAGCATCCAAACGGTTTTCCTTGGCCTTTTTGATGTCGATATAATCCCGATTGATAACCCCTTCCTCAATCGGCACATAAACCCTTTTGATTGTATTGGTATCGGCAAACCACAAAAAGACGCTGGGTTTAAAATCAATCTGGTCGGCATCATTCCGCATCAAGGAGCCGGGATTGACAAGGACCCTCCCATTCTCTTTCCGGGTAAAGGTCTGATGGTTATGGCCACAGACAATCAGGTCAAAGTCCGGGAGCAGATCCATTACTTCCTTGGCGGAATAACCGACACAGCCGGGAAAGGGCTCAAACTCTTCATAGACCATGGCGTGGACAAGGGCGATATATTTTTCTTCAATTACAGGTCGAATTAACGGCTGTTTTATTTCCAAGCCCCAAGGATAACCAAAAAGATGAATTTCCGCATCAACAGTTGTTTTCCATGGATATGTCACTTTTATAGCTCCGGCTCTTTGCAGTACTGCCATTGCCGAATTGGAATAATTATCGATTGATTTCCCCGGCAGGTCGTGGTTGCCTGGTATGGTATAAAACTTCTCCGGCAAATTCTCCATTGCCCAACCAAGCAACTCGTGGCTTGGGTTTGATTTGTACCGCTTATCAAAGAGATCCCCGGCATCAAGAATAGGGCATCCATCATTCTCGGCTTGCAATTGGCAAAGCCATTTGATTTTCCTTTCCTGTGCCGCCCAGTGATCATCAGTCCGGCAAGTTGGTTGGAAGGCTCGGAGTTCAATATCAGCAGTCAGGATGGCATCGGCTTTTTTGGGTTGGTTGCTTCGTCTCATTTAGATATCCATAGCGCATTCGTATTGACAATCTTCACAACAGGTGCAAAGAGTTTCAGAATCGCCATTAATTTCCTCAGCGTATGGACAAGTATGCGGTTCTGCTGCTGGATTTTTTCTACATTTGCACATTTTTTCTTCTTCAACTTCTTTAATTGGGGTTCTGCGTATCATAACTCCCTCCCGCACTCGCTACAAATATTTGGAATCTTCACCTGCAGGTCTTTTAATTCATCCTCAACCTCGGCAATCTCTTTCCCTATTATACTAAAATCGGACAATAATCTTTTCAGTTTTTTTACTCTGGCTGAAGATAATTCCAAGGCCCCTGTACCGATCCCGATCTTTTCAAACCTTTCCTTGATCCCCTCGAAGTTCTCCGCCGTTTCCTTCCTTTTTATAGCAGAATCCAAAGTCAGGATTCTATTCAACTTCGCAATCCGCGATTCCGCAACCTGTACCGCCTGTAATTTCTCTTTTAAACCCTCAAGCGTAGATTCGGCCGCAAGCAACCCTTCCTTGCCTGTAATCGCATCCTCAAGCGTTTTTAGACTATCCCGTAATTTCTTTAGGTTCTGAATCCTGGAGCCGGAGAAGGCTTGCAGCTTTTGCATGGTATCGATCTGGCCGACTCGTTCTTCCATATCATCAATATCGACAAACTCTTCTAACTCTTTTTCCTTGGCCTCCGCCGTTGCTTTCTCGCTCTTCCAAAGTTTATCAAGCCGATTTACATCTTCCTTGGCATTGGAGAGGGTTTGTTCAATTTCATCCAAACCAGCAATCCGGTTGAGTATACGCCCGCGCTCCCCGGAAGTTTCGAACATGAGGAAAGCCCGTTCAATCTGGGTCTGCAAATTGACATCATCGAGATCCAGCAAGGTGGCTATATTGCTTGGGACTGAGGTGCCGGCATTGATTGGTTTCTCGTTATTGAGTATATAACTGTTTTCTGATTTATCCCGGACCCTCTTGAGGATAAGGCCGGGATTGATAAACTCGCCAGTAACGGTTGTTGTACCATCCCAGTACAGGGGCCTCATCCACTCGCCACCGGGATTATTCTGAGTCAGCCATTTATAGGCGCGGAAAGATCCAGATTTCCCCCGGTCAGTTTCTCCGACAAAAACATTCAGGCCGGGGGAGAACTCGAAAAAGGTATCTTTGTGGGATTCAAGATTTTCTATCCGGAGTGATTTGATCATTTTTCTGCCTTAATACATTTTGAAATACAGAAATTATTTTTATTTAACCAATGGTGAAAATCTTTCGCAGAATAAATACACCCTTTTATTTTACATTCATCTTGTTTTGTTAATTGGGCGCAGTTTATTGATTTGCAAAATTCTTTATTTTTATATTTTATAACTTCAGCTGAACAAAACATTTCAAACTCACCTCCCGTAAAATTTTGGCCTGATCCCATACTCCCGGAAAAGGGTTTTTAATTTAACTGTTAATATTCCCGACTTTGGATATCCAGGAAATTTTGCTTTACCGGAATAATTTGCTTTCAAACTATTATACGAAGATTTCATCAATTTTGGGGCTTTTTCTTTTTCGCTTGGATGAATAAAAGGTTTATGGTCTTCCCTGAGATAATCAGCCGTCCTTGATAAAAAGTTTGGTAAACGCACCCGACTGATCCCATATCGCCGGCAATTATTTTCCATTTTGCCCAGAAAGGTATTGCAGGCCCGGCAAAGAACCCCGCGGATCTGACCGGTGCCTTTTACTTTCTTTTTATGTTCATGGTCCAAGCAAATTTCATATTCATTTATTTGTCTTCGGCAGATGGGACACCGGCCGTCTTGATCAAGAAGGATATTATTGCGGAGCTGTTTGAGTTCTGATTGTTTGAGTTGCTTGATCACCGAAACATCATCCCCCAATCATCGACTTTCTCCGCCAGTTTCTCCAGGCCAAATAAATCACAGATGGCACCAAACCCTTCCGGGCTGAATTCATCACCCTGAATCTCAACTGATTGCGTTTTCGGGAATGGTAGATTAACGAGGATGCCATTTTTCTTTTTCATGGCCCGTTTCTCATCCTCAATAACCATGCTGACAATTGTATCTTTATTGAGGGTTCCGTTCAGGTATTTCAAAACCGTTTTCTCCCCGACCATACTGATGCCGGGAATCTTATCAGAAGAACAACCAGCCAGGGCCTTGACTATTCGCCAATCCCTTGGGGCAATGCCGTATTTCTTCCGGAAGGTCTTTTCATTCATTAAAGTTTTTGTCATCGGCGAATACCAAGTGCACTGATCAACCAGTTGCAAAAGATCCTCATCGCCGGTCAGGACGATTACTTGATGGGGATTATCTCTCACCAGCCTAGCCATGATGTCGTCCGCTTCAATGCCGGTTTGCTGGTAGATATTTTTGAACCCCATTGTCGGCAGGACAAGGGTTCTGATTGTAGATATCTGTTTGACTATTTCAATCCGTTCAAGTTTTTCTTTATGACTGGCTGGCGGTCTATTTTTATACCCGGGAAATATTTCTTTCCGGTAGTTCTTGCGGGAATCAAAACAAAAGAGCGGAGATGAAATACCAAACTTTTTACAATGGAAATAGATGGCCGTTAGGAAGGATTGAATAGCCCCGGTCCCGACCCCATTGTATTGCATATTGCCGGTTGAGTGGAATCCTCGCCAGCAGAAGAAATTGGTGTCAAAAGCCAGGTATTTCATGATCGCAGGGCTTTCATTTCATTGAAGAGAGATAACATCGATTCGTGATGTCTTTCTTTGCTGGCAATCTCGGCCCGGATTATTATGTCATTTAAACTAAAAACATAATCCTTTGCAATTATCCCATTTGCGGAGCAGGCAGCGGATTTTTGCCGGCACTTTTCAATCTCTTTTAAGAATTGGATTTCGAAGTCAATCTTTTTTGACATATTACCTCCTTTTCGGCTTCCGATCCTTCTTGAATTTATCTTGGATCTCTTCCCATAAATCAATGACCGCTTCTTTCAATTCAAGTTCCAATCTATCCTGCTCAATTGTTTCAATGGCATCTTCCAGACTGTTATCGCCGGTCCAGTATTTTGACCCTGGCGTAAATTTTTTAAGGTATTGGAGATTGGCCGTAATATCATCGATGCCGTAGTCAACGACAATCTGGATCTCGGCCGAACCCTTCTGTCCAGATACCGTATTCTTGATGATCTTGACCCTGGAGCAATGGCCATACTCGACATATACCTTTTTGCCGTTGATTGTTTTTTCATCCCGGAGCCTGGCCGCAGGGGAAATCTCCAAGCGAAGAGAAGCCGCATGCGGAACGGCATTGCCACCAGGAGTCACATATTTCGGATCAAAATCAGTCTTGGCTTTTTGATTATCCCGGATCTGATTGCTGCCGACAATTAACCATTTATTTGCCGTAATCTTCGGGGCAAGCTTCCTCATCCATTGACTGAATTCTTTTGCCCTGGCCGATCCCCGCTTATCGATTTCCTCATCCCCCTTCTCTAACTCCCCGCAGAGCTGGGCAAAAGAATCGATAAAGACGCCGTTAATTGGTCGGTTATCGAGGTCAAAATCAGAGCAGGTATCCGAATCCCCGCACTCCCGGCACTTCTTCTGACGGCGATTATACTGACCGATACAAGGCGGGCCATCTGGGTTCCAGGTCATAAGGGGCAAGAAGACATCTGCCACCTGATTCGGCACCCCGAACTCGCAATCATCAACGGTGAAATCAAATATCTCGGCAAACTTTTTACTCAAGCGAGCCTCTGCATCGAAGAATTTGACCTTGCCTTTCTGGCGCTGGATACCGCCGGCAATCTCCGACATCAAAACAGTTTTACCGCCTGAATTGGGACCGTAGATTTCCACGAGGATGCCGCCTGGAATGCCGCCCCCCCGGACTCTCTTACCCATTATTTCTAGATCAAGAAGAGTTGAACCGGTGGAAATCACCCTGGAAATATCCCCGTCATATTTCTCCGGGACCGGGACTTCCTCTTCGAGATTTTCCTTGATTGCTTCGATGTATCCTTCGTTTGGTGAATTACGCCGCATAACGATTCCTGACCTCTTGGATGATTCGTTCAATATAGTATTGAGATATTTTCTTCTGCTCCAACCAGATGCCGGCAGACCTCAAAAAGTCATCAAAATTGACATTTGTTTCACAATAATTTGCCACGACCCTTTCCGCAATTGCCCGGATTGAAGCATCAATATCGGAATGATCAATAATGAGTTTAGCGAACATGGCAGAGCGGGTAGTCTGGTGATGAAGGGAAAGAAGATCCAATATTTCCAGTTGCTCCTTTGAAACAGAAGCGGAAATAATGATTGGTTTGCCGATATTGAGCTTTATTTTTTTATCTGCCATATCCTAAATTCCTATTTAAAAAGGGGCAAGAGGTTAATTCCCCTGCCCCTTTTCTATTACCGATTGTTGAAGTTAAAGGTTAATTTCCGGCTTCCATTTCCTCCTGGCGGTCCATGCAAGCATCCCATTTCGGGCAATCATTACATTCTGGTTTATTGTCGCAATCGATACCGAATTTGTGGCCACTCGGGCAATCATCTTCATCGTCGTTCTTTGTTTTCCCCTTTCGGCCGGCAGCTGATTTACTTTCCTTTTCTGACCGCTTTTCCGCCGGCTTGCTTTGAGAATCAAACTCCGCTTCACAAGAATCAAAGACCTTGCATTTGGTACATTTGCCCTTGGTATCAAAATCTTCACCGAAGACGAATCCGTGTGGACACTCATCTTCCGGTTCGACCTTGCGGCCCCGGCGAGCAGGCTTATCCGGTTCGGGTTCTTCTTCAGGCTCTTCCCGTTTGCTCGCCCTGGTACGCCTGGCCGGTTTTTCTTCTTCTTCCTTCGGCTCGGGTTCTGATCTCTGCCGGCGACCCCTGGCTGGCTTTTCTTCCGGTTCATCATCGGCATCGGCTGATTTTCTGCGCCTGGCCGGTTTCTCTTCCGGCTGATCATCATCCTTGTCTTCGCCTTCCTCATCAATCTCAAGGAAGATATTCTGCAACTCCTTGTAGGATTTGACGACAAGGACTTCGTCCAGATTGATCACTTCATCAAGGATTTCTTCTGGAAGGTCATCCCGCTCGATAAACGAAATATTTCCAGCCGCCAAGAAATCATGACCGGCAAAAGACTCCTTCTCCCAACGAACCCGGATATCAAAACCGCCTTCCAGATCCATAAAGGTCAGATATTCTTCATTGTCGGGGTCCATCAATTCTTTCTTGAATGGTTTCTCGAAGTTGGCATAAGAGAAGAACCAGAACATCGGATCGGACCATTTTTTGGCCTTGGGGTCCAAGACCTGCACATTATACATGACCATATCCTGCGGCTTGGCTCGATCCGCTTCCTTATCGGGGATCGAGGGATCAGCCTTGGCGGCGGAATAATACTCCATTATGGGGCATGGCTTGCCGATTGACTTCGGGCTGATGTAGGGCTTCTTGTCGAGGCCGATCTGCCGGAAGCGCTTGAATGGACGCTTGTACCAGATATCGCCGGCCGGGGCCATTTCACCATCCGGGTGCTTCGGATCACTGACTACGTACGGCAGAATTCTGAGTGTGGCCTTGCCCTCCTCGGGGCTGTAAAATTGAGTTCCTTGCGGGATATTCTGAAACATTGTCCCACCCCCACCTCCTGGCCCGGCTACTGCAGCTGCTGCTTTTGCTCGATCTGCTGCCGAGCCATACTTACGCTTTGTTTCTTTCCTTGCCATCTGTACTTACCTCCTTATAGTTGTTTTGATTGCTTTGGGTATAACTATTCATTTCTTTTATGATATCGAACTGGCCCCGAAACCAAGCAACCGAAGCCATTTTAACGACGATATAAAACCAGATGGGGAATGCTATCCAAATAAATACCCCCAATCCTACTGATTCCCAAACCGTAATATTATTCATCATCGACGGGTGGCCGACTTCTCCGCGCCCTCCTTTGTTCCCGTTTCTCATCGACCTTGGCCCTGACAAGACCATCAGTACTTTTGAGTTTCGCTTCCTCGATTTTTTGAACCAATTCTTTGAGAGGTCGGGGAATCAATGGGGCCGAGAACCAGCCGGCCAGGCTTAACTTCGTGGCCTCTTCAAGAATTGCTTTCCGGTTGTAAGCCCTGGATTTCTGGCCGTTGACAAGATCGCAAATATACTGAGCTTCGATCCATTCCGTCTTGGCCTCCAGGTAGTCGGGGTTGGTTCTATAATAAGCCTCAATGGTGGCACCGGTGGCCTTCTGGCCCTTGCCAAGACATCCTTCCGGATCTTTGGAAACTTCCAGGACAAGGGTTGACCGCAGGAATTTGATTTTCTCTTCCGCCTTGCGTACCAGCTTTTCGCAATATGCGGAGGCCTTGAGGTATTTATCAAGGACTGAATTCTGTTTACCCCACTCAACATCGAGTTGATCAAAATCAATCTCCAGTTCGGCAGGGTCAAGACCAAACTTTTCGGCTATTTCGTTTTCTGTTGTTTCCATTTCGGATTCCTTTTTAATTGGTTGCCGGCGGGCAGGATTTGAACCTGCAATTATTGAATTAACCCGCTTTTCAATCGGTGGTATGAAACCAAAAACGAAGTTCGTTCATTATTGGTCTGCGGCTCACGTTATCATACACCAACCGCTAGATGCTTTCTAGCTTCCGCCAGCAAATTTATCTTCTATCCTATTATACTTTTTTCAATCAGTTTTCTGCTGATTTATTTTTGATTGACCGATTAAAAAGGAATATCTGTTCGTTCATCATTGAAAACCGCCTTGTAACAAGCCAGAGTTAAACCCGCCTTGCCGGTATCATAAAACGGCTGGGAGAACTCATCCATGATCAAAAAAGCATGGAGGCTATTCTGTTTCAAAAGGATTGAATTGCAATAACTCAATACCAGCCGTCTGATTCCTTCCTCATCCTGATCTTTCAATCCACTCAAGATTTTTGCAATCTTTGACCAGGAGGTTTGGCTTTTTGCCTTCAGGAGCTCCCGGCACAATTCAATTCCTTCTGAAGTGAAGCGTTCCTCCTCATCGATGATCTCCTGTGCCTGCTCTTCAGTCAAGCCAATTACTTTTTCCAGTAGCTTCATGGCATTGCGGGGGTGACCACCAGCCTTTTCGACGATCATCTCCACGACTGCATCTGATACCGGTGATTTTTCCCGCCTGGCGGTCTTCTTAACAAGGCCGGCCATCAAATCAGGATCAATTGTCGATACCTCAAAACTAGTACAACGGCCTCGAATAGTTGGCAACAGGCGATTTGGGGAAGTGGTGCAAAGGATAAAATATACATGCTTCGGGGCATCCTCAAGCATTTTCAGCATTGCGTTTTGAGGGATATTCTTTTCACTCGCCCCGCCCTGGCCCAAGCAATGGACTTCGTCCAAAAGCCAAACCCTGCAGGTGCTTTCCGGATGCCTGGGCTTGAATCGCATTTGATTCTTAATTTCTCGGACAGTATCAATTCCATTCAATTGCGAAGAATCAATCTCCCGGTAATCATCGCTCTTGGCTCCCAGCATATCAGTTATGATTCTGCCAATGGTCGTTTTCCCACAACCAGTCGGGCCGGAAATAAGTAAGGCATGGGGGAAGTTTTCCCGACGATCAAAAAGACCTTGAATAGCCGCAATGGTGGTTTTGTTGCCGACCATCTGTTGCAGGGTTGCCGGGCGGAATCTGGTATCAAGTGACATTTTATCTCCTTAATTATCCATAAATGAACAAAATTCTTTTTCAATCCTTTTTTCTCCACCTCGCCCGGGTGGCGAAGTTCGCAGGCGGG